ACCTTTTATAAAAGATAAATTGGGTATTAAACCCCCTATTATGAAACCACAATTGGAAGAAACGTTATGTTGTTTGTTCATGGATATTCAAAAACCTTATGCGAAACATTGTCCGGATGATAGAGTTAATTTTCTCAATTATTACTATGTTCTATATAAGATGTGCGAATTACTAGGAGAAACAAAGTTTTTATCTTATTTTCCAATGTTAAAAGACCCTGTAAAACGAATAGAACAAGATGATATTTGGAAAAAAATATGTAAAGAACTTCATTGGGAATTTATTCCTACCATATAATTTTTATTAAAATTAATAATAATTATATAAAATCACTTAACGTGGGAATCCAACAAGATTTGCACCCATGCCGAATCCAGCACCAGAGCGAGCAGATACTGCCATGCTTGGTACATATGTATCTAAGATACTGAATGTAGCAGCAGCGGTCAATGCAATAAGCATAACCTCATCGAGTTTCATTGAGTGCTTAGGAATTGCGTAAGCTGCGATAGCAACCATGATACCTTCAACAACGTATTTCACGATGCGTCTGACGAGTTCGCCAATGTCTAAAACTTGTCCCAATTGTCCGAGCATTTTATATAATTCATCAAGAAAAAAAAATATATATAACCAAAAAAATAGTTTAAAATAAGAAAGCTTAAAATAAACTATAATGGCACAAAAAAGTAATTATCAGAAGCAACTAAATAGTGATGGCACTAAAAATCCTAAATATGTTGATTTGCTTGAGGAAGATAAGCCAATTGCAGGGCAAAAATTCGTTTGTGTTTCTTTTGTTTCACCGGAAAAAATTCTAAAGCAAAAAGATACCTTTTACTTTGAACAATTCCTAAAACATTGGGATTTTTCTAAATCAACCCAGAAATTCACACAGTTTCTAAATTTCATGTCTTTTAAATATAATTTGAATTTTGATAAAGTTATGGCTGATTTTCAAGAATATACCAAATCAGAAGCTGATGACTTAGCAAAAACAAACATTGATGATGATTATAAAAACTTTTTAGATGCTAAAGAAGAAGAGCTTGAACAAGAATTTTTGGAACGATACAATTTCCAAACTAGCACTAGAGGTATTAAGGTACGAGGTGCTTATCCTACACAGCAAGAAGCAGAGCTAAGATGTAGAATGTTAAGAGAAGTAGATCCAAATCATGACGTGTATGTGGGACCTGTTGGAATGTGGATGCCATGGAACCCAGAAGCATACAAAACAGGTCGTGTTGAGTATTTGGAAGATGAATTGAATCAATTAATGCATGAGAAGAATCAAAACGAAAAAGATGCAAAGGTTGCTTTCGAGAAGCGTGTTAAGGAAGCAAAACGCGCTGCTATTGAAGAAAATGTGAAAATCGCCAAAGAAAGTGGAAATAAATTAACTCAGAATATCGATGCTGATGGCAATCTTGTAGGTGTTGCAAATATGAATACAACTGAAAGCGGTTTATCTGATAATGTTTCATCTGCTGATATTCGTAAGGAACTATTTGAAGGTGCAAATATCCGAACACGCGAAGGAGACAAAAAGGAAAAAGAGATGCAAAAAGATACAATACAAATGGAAGTCACTGAGAAAAAAGATTAAATAATTTATAAATTGATTTACAAAATTAATCTATAAATACAATAAAGATGACTGATAATTGCAAACCTAAGTTTACATTTAATGAAAAACTTCCTCCTATGACTAAAAAGGTAGAAGTTGAAAAGCCAGCTGAAAAAAAAGCACCGGTAGATGAAAAACCAAAACAAGAAAAGAAAAAGAAAAAGAAAAAACCGAAAAGATGCCAAATGGAAGGCTGTAGAAAGAAATTACCTATTACTGCCTATGATTGTCGATGTCAAAAAAGGTTTTGTAGTTTACATTCAAGCGCAGAAAGCCATAACTGCACATTTGACTATAAAGCCTTTCATAGAAAAAATTTAGAAAGTATGGGAGGATTAGGCGGTGGTAAGTTTGATAGAGTGGAAAACAGAGTTTAATTACCATCGACTCTTTTTAACATTAATACGCGGACCTTTTCTCTGAGATTTTGGATCAAATGATTCTTCTTCATCATCTGAACCCATATCTTTACTCATTTCCCAAAACTCTTTTGAACCAAGTTTAAAATCTCTATGAGGATCTGCTTTATACCAAAATATTTGCTCGTCTAATTTATTTGATTTTGCATTATTTGATACAACAAGACACTCATAGTTTTCTGTACATTGATCCATCACTTGGCAAAAGCTCTCAAATGTTGGAAACATACCGGCAAAATTTTCATATATACGTTTTCTATTATTGATATATGGTTCACGTAGGATAAATGTGTAATCAATGTTTGTTCTTAGATTTGGAGGAACGCCTAAAGGGTACTGCATCGTAATTACTAACATAATCTTCCAATGTCTACCATTCATAAATAAAAGTCTCATCAACTTATCTCTTGCCCAACTATTATCATATAAACAATCATCAAGAATAACAAATGCTCTACCATCAATATTACATCTACCATAGGCTTCATTTTCTTTTTTGATTTGTTTTATTACCATTTTTTGTCTTTTTAAAATATTTTCAATAATAGCTGTATTATATTCATCGTGAATAAATAATTTAGGTACCATTTTTGAATAATATCCATTTCCAGCCTCTGTCCCAGAAATAACTGTTCCAATTGGAATATCTTGATGATGATATAACAAATCTTTTACTAAAAACGATTTACCTGTATCACGTCTACCAATAAGTACAATAACGGGGCCAGAAGCCTTTTTAGAATCAAATTTAATGTTTTTCATGTCAAACTTTTTTAATTCTAGATTCATATTAATTTTCGATGATATTAAAAATACTATTAAATTTACGCAAAATAAATAAGTTTAAAGGAACTATTATTTTTATCTAATAAAACTAATGTTTGACTTGTATTATAAGAAAAATGACAATAGCGCTTTGTTTGAATCCTTTAAAAAGGTTGGGATAACCAATGTTCAAAACTATATTCCTTTATACAAACAATTCTTTTCTTTAAAAGAATCGAATTACAAAAATTTAAATTTGAATCATCAATTTCATATTATAGAAGTTCAATCAACCGGAAAACGCAATAAATATAATTGCACAATTACATCTGGTGATAAAACAGAACAAAAACTTTGCTTTTTCAAATTCTCTCCATTATTGGACCCTGTTAAGTTTATGGTTGGCAAATATAAAGATTTAGGAGAAACCGAAAAGACTTCTTTACCAGAATTAAATGAAAACATCTGCCATAAAAAAGTATTAGACCCAAATAATTCTGCTTATGTTGATAGTTTTTTTTCATACTTAACCAGTCAGCTTTATCATAATTGTTACTTTCCACACGGGTTGGATTTCTTTGGTTCTTTTTTAGGAATTCAAAAAGAATTTATGTACAATATAGCTGATGATATCGATTACTTGCATGATTCTACTTATTTTCATAAAAATCAGAACGAACAATTTAAAATAGAAAATATGGATATGGGTGTTTTAATGGATTATGATACAAGAAATTATAAGAAAAAATTAAATATTGGAGAAAAAGTATCCAATAAAGATGTGGCATCAATTAATGAAAACGATTTTAATCAAGTTTTTCACCTATCCGATATTTCAAATATACAACTAACCAAACCAGACTTAGTATTTGAATTTGATCTACCAACTAACAGTTCAAGAAAAACAGATTCGACCTGTTCTTCCAGATCATCTAATACTGTTGATAGTGCTTCAGAAGATGGTAATGACGATTCATATTCCGATGAACCCGAAAATAGTGACGACGATGATGAAGATGAATATTCTAGCAGTGACGCAAGTATTGATTCAGAAATTGAGGTAAATAGTGTTTTATTTAATTTTCCAACACAAATAATTTGCTTAGAATGTTTGGATGGAACTCTTGATTCCTTATTAAATGAAGAAAATGAAATGAATACGGCAGAATGGCGAGCTTGTTTATTTCAAATCGTAATGATGCTTATTGTTTATCAAAAAGTATTTCATTTTACTCATAATGATTTACATACTAATAATATCATGTTTCAAAAAACGGAAAAGCAATATTTATACTATAGATATAACCAGCGTCATTATAAAGTACCTACTTATGGAAGAATATTTAAAATTATTGATTTTGGTAGGGCTATTTATAAATATAAAGGTCGTACAATATGCAGTGACAGTTACCATTCAAAAGGAGATGCAGCTACACAATATAATTTTGGACCTTATTTTAATTCAAAAAAACCAAGATTGGAACCAAACATGAGTTTTGATTTATGTAGATTAGCATGTTCTTTATTTGATTATTTCGTTGAAGATATGGATGATATTGAACCAATTGATTACTTGGCAAAATTAATGGTTGAGTGGACACAAGATGATAAAGGTAGAAATATTCTATATAAAAAGAATGGCGATGAACGTTATCCAGATTTTAAATTATATAAAATGATTGCTAGAACAGTTCATAAACATACGCCTCAAGCGCAATTTGAAGGACCGTTCTTTGATAAATATATTGTATCTCGTAAAAAAATTAGTAAAAAAGCTAAAATTGTTGATGTTGATAAAATGCCATGCTTAGCATTAAATTAAATTGAAAATAATTTATAGATTTACCTATTGATAAACCTATAAATATGCCTCTACGAAATGGAAAACAATATTTGCAAGATTATTTATGTCAAAAATGTCACCGATTCTATGGTGTAAAAATGTACAATTACAATTGTAGTTACTGTTTCAAGGGAAAAGAAGGTTTGCCTACGCAACGAGCTTTCATGGAAAAGTGTGATAAATGGGCAGAGGAGAATTCTCTTAAAAAAACTGACATGTGGTTTCGACATCTACAAAAAGCTTCAAAATTGAAAAAAGATGAAATATTATATGGATTTATACAAGCTATGAAAAAAACGGATTCGCCAAAATATTTATTGGCAGATGATGCGTTAATATTATATAGAGATAATCCAAATCTCACAAGAGCCCATATATTGGCACACATAGTTAGTGATTGGTGGAATATTGTTAGCACGGATAATAAATGGCCATCTCATACAGCTTGTTACTACGGAAATTTTAACGAATTACCAGAAGTTGGTACTAATGTTC